CATCAATATTACCAGCATATATAACACCAGATTGTAAAGTTCCCGCACTTATACTATCAGCACTTATTGTTCCACCATAAATAACGCCAGATTGTAAAGTTCCTGCATTTATCATATCAGCATCTATATATCCTGAATATACAACACCAGATTGTAAAGTTCCTGCATTTATTTTATTAGCATTTATATACCCTGCATATACAACACTTGCCCCTAAAGTTCCTGTTGTAATTTTAGTTGCACTTATATCAGCATAAATCTTAATATTACTAATTGATCCATCTGCAAGCTTTGAGCCAGCAATAGCCAAAGGTTGTATAACTCCCGCTACATCTAAATAATATCCACCGGATATAACTTTATCTGCCCGAAGTGTTCCCGTATAAATAACATCAGAAGCTAGAGAACCTGTAGTAATTCTACTAGCAGCTATGGTTCCACTATAAATAACGCCAGCTTGTAAAGTTCCTGCATTTATTTTATTTGCATCTATATATCCACCATAAATAACACCAGATTGTAAAGTTCCTGATTGTATTTGACCTGCTTGAACTGTACCAAGTATAGCGACATTGGAAGCAATAGTTCCTGCTTGAATCTGATTTGCTTGAACGGAACCAAGATAAGCAACGTTGGAAGCAATAGTTCCTGCTTGTATTTGACCTGCTTGTACTGTACCAAGTATAGCAACGTTAGCGGCAATTGATCCAGCAGTTATTCCCGATGGAGATATAGTAACACCAGCTCCTAATGCCCCAACAGTTATCTTAGTTGCACTTATTGTACCAAGGTAAGCAATAGTAGCAGCTATTGATCCTGAAGAAATATCATCAGCATTCAAAGTTCCTCGGAGGGTTAGCACCCCTCCAATATATTGCATATAGTTTGTATCATTCCCTATCCACGCTTCAGTGGCCGTTATCTTGGCCCGGAATCCTGGGGGAGCCGTCCCTATACCTAACCCGTAGGTATTGGCTACAACACCAACAAACCCACTCAGATTCCCAATCCGTAGCTGTTCTACGCTTGCGGCATACACCCCTACCTTGATTGGGGGAGCGGGATCAAGAACGATGTAGGAAGTTCCATCACCAATCTTTAACCTCCCAGGGAGAACATTGGGGGGTGTCCCAGTAGAAGAGGTTGTGTCTGTGCCCGAAATGACAATAGAGTAAGTACCAGTAGGGGAATTTGTACCGGGAACAATTGCTCCAGGATTTAAGTCAGCCCAATCATCAAGAGCAACGCTAAACTTTATGCACTTCAATTGAATAGAAACATCTTCTTTAATTGTTATCTCATCTATTAAAACAGCGTATGAACCGCCATAGTCTACGTGATTAATAGTAATTACATCATCAGGACGTAGAGCAAGAGAGGTCCCCTTTGCCATAAAAGAAATATCGCCCGATTTCAGAAACTTCCTTTGATAATATAACGTCCCTAATTTTTGAACATGTTGTGTATTTTGAACACCGGCAAATACTATGATTTCACTATCAATCACATTCTTAGTAGTCTTAGCAGGGACAGACGCTTTTAAGAACTCATCCTGAGATTCTCCAGCTATCTGATACGCAACATATCCACTATCTGAAGCGGAGTCTTGAATAGATGAGGAGTATTTAAAGGTGTCCATTCCGATCTCTTGAGTTTTAATTACCTCAGAATCAGTAATCGTCATTTTAGAAGTTTTTGATAATACCTGTAAACTAATTTGCTCTCCAGGAATAATGCAGGAATCGCACATAGCAAGCAGATTGGAAAGAACCTTTGTTCTATCCTGACGATAGTAGAAGGCGAAATTCCAAGCCAATCCCCAAGACGTAAAAGTGGCTTTTGCTACATCGAAGGAAGCAAGATTTAGATCATAGTCCTGTAATCCCATATTCCTGAGAACGTACCGGATAATATCAGCAGGGTTAGTAACGCTTGCTGTATCGGATCTGCTGAACTTCGTTGGCATATCTAGGAGTTCAGATCCAGAGACCCACACTCCGTTAGCAGTACCGTTATTAGCAATCATCGGTTGGAACGCTCTCCAACCGCCTGTAATGGTACTTTGAGTAAATGTATATGTTGGTGAAGCCCAAGTTATCTTAGTGCCCAACGATCTGGGAGAACGGACCTCACTGATGGTATAAGTGTATGTTGATGGCCCCAAGACATAATATCTGTCTGAAGTAGAGTAGATAGACCGGAGGGGAATATAGCACGTTCCATATGGCTCGGGCACGCACAAAGTGTCTTGAGCCGTACCGTAGATGGAAGGGCTGATCTCGTCTATAAGTTGAGTATTCGGGTAAGACCCTTTTAAAAACTCTTGAAGGAAATCTTCACACTCTACTTCAATCAGTTGGTTATATGGAGAGGCCCCCTTAATTCGGAACCTCCAAGCCCCGCACAACTCATTACCGTTCCCATCACCAATAACCAGGCAAATCCTAACGGAACCCCCAACAAAGTTGTCAGCATTTAAACTATTTTCCCTATTGATAATAGTAAAGGAAACATCATTTGGAGCATGAATTCCACTCTCTGATTTCCCCCTACGAAGGGAGATTCCAGAGAAGTTTAAAATCATAAAATCATGGGGTCGCTCCCATTCACTGGCGTCATAATTTCCAGGGGCCTCTACAATATTATGGAGGATGTTCTCATTGCCCGTGGAAGGAACGTTTCCAGTTGACCAAAAAAAGATATTATGATTGACATCTATTACACGGAACAACCAATAGACTGTTTTGTTTAAAGAAGCTATAACCGCTGATTGACGGGTGGAAAATGTTTCCATTTCAAATTCGCCCCAAAACTTTCAAGCGCACGCCCGAAATTCCCAGGGTTGCTAGTGTCCTCCCACTCCTTATTAATTTACAGTCAAACCGCACCACGTATGTATGTCCGTCACCATATATATATTTGAAGGTTCTCTGCATCCCATTTGCCTTTGCTGTATCATTATACATATCAAACACCGTTCCAGAATCAGATTCCGAAAGAGCATTCCACCCTATAGTAATATAAAAAATGGGGGTAGTATTAAAAGAAATCCTCTCTTCAGATCCGTCAACTCCCATATGTATTATTTGGTTCTTTGCTGACTCCTCTGATACCGTTCCTTGAGGAAGAATGTCAAGTAAAGCGTTGTAGTCCGGCACTGCTACCGCTATATAGTCGTACATTTCCTGCGAAGCCATTTATCTAACCCTCCGAATCGACTCTGACAACGCAGCATTTCTAGGAATATGTTTCGCTACACTCTCAGCAACTTCTTTCCCATCAAGATAAATATGAGAATGTATAGTTACTTCCCCACTTTCACCACTAGATCCTGCGCTAGTGGGACTAACTGCACCCGTACCTGCTTTCGAAAGGTTCGACCAGAACGAATCCGGAGCGTTTTGCAGGAAGTTCGTGCGTTCGGGTTCGTAAGTCGGTACGAACCACTCTGGTCCTGCTTCACCGCCAATGGTCGGTTGATTGTACAATCCACCGACGGCTCCCATCGCAGGTGCGGTTGGATCACCAACACCTCCCGGCAGATACCACATCCCCCCGGCAGGACCATATTCGTTCCATTGATAACCTGGACCGGGAGAGATGTTCGGGTTGAAAATGTCCGACATTGGTGGAGGGGGTTGACTATACCAACTCCAAGGGTCGGGAACAGGAGTAGGTTCATATAGTGGAGGTTTTGGTGGGCCGGGAACTGGCGGTTCTGGTGATGGGAAATTAATTACACTTACCGGCAACGGTATTGGGATATTGAATGAAGGTGGAGGAACTGCAGCAAGATCAGCTATAGCTGCTGTCAAATTAGCTATAGCAGTTTCCAATCTACCTTGAGCTGTGTTAAGATTTGCAAGAGCCGCTGCTTCAGCCTGAATGGCTATTGCTACGTTTGCAGTAGCGGTAGCTACATTATTAATAGCGGTATCAATTCCTACAAGAGCATCAGCCTCAGCCTGTATAGCATCTGCTACAGCCCTCTCCGCATCTTCTACTGCCCAAACGGCATCCCCTATTCCCCTGAATGCTTCTTCAGAAGCCCACTCCGCTTCTTCAATTCCCCTAAGAGCATCTTCAATTCCCCTTTCGGCATCCCCTATGGCTACTAGGGCATCCGCTGACGACCTTTCTGCGTCCTCTATTCCTCTTAGAGCATCCTCAACCCCTCTTTCGGCATCCCCTATTGCTCTAAGAGCGTCAGCGGAATTCCTTTCAGCATCTTCAATTCCTCTTAGAGCATCCTCAACTCCCCTCTCCGCATCCTCTATCCCACGAAGAGCGTCTTCAACAGCCCTCTGAGCATCAATCAGCCGTTCCTGAGCGTCCAATATTCCTTGAGCAGCATTATCAATAGCCTCTTGTAGTTGTCCTAAACGGTCATCCACTCCCTTAATAGCGTCAATTTCTGCCTGTGCTGCCGCCAATTGCTCTTCGGCTATTCTGTTGGCTTCCTCATCCGCCAGCTGAGCGGCCTCCAAAGCAGCTGTTATGGCCTCTCCCTGTAATTTGGCTTCCTCTGCCGCTGCTTTAGCAACATCTAACTGCTCTTGTGCTACTACTAATTGGGCGTCTATCCCTCCACCCAATCCAGTAACATCTGCCATTACTTCAGCAAAGGTTGTTTTGTAATCCTCTCCTCCACCTTCGTAAGACCGCATAAACTCCAAATACTTTTGAGCATAGGATAGGAAATCACTTACGGCACTTTCCTCCGCTCCCGGAGCAGTAGCCAACGCTTTCAGTCTTTCATATTCCGAACCGAAAGCCTCAGTAGATAGAACGGGGGCCAATTCGCTGGTCATCATAGAACCGACCCAATTCTTAATATCAGTGGAAATGGAAGTCAACTTATTTACCATGTTTTCCTGAGTATTAAGTTGATCTTCTAATAGGTTTAATTGATCACTCCAATAATCTTTCTGATCCTGTAACTCTGCTATATTCGCTTTTCTGGCTTCTGCTTCGGCATCCAAACGGGATTTTAAAGCCTCCATTCTTGCCTCAGCGGCAATTAACAAAACCTCCCTTTCGTATGCTGCGATAGCATCGGTGTACGCTTCCTGAGCGTCTACAATTCCCTTCTCAGCTTCCGTTATTGCCTTCAAAGAATCCACATATTTTTCATTGGCATTTATAACATTCCGTAAGGAATCTTCATAGGCTCTATGGGCGTCATCTATTGCCCTGAGAGAATCTTGATAATTGCGGTTAGCATTTTCAACAGCTCTCAAAGAATCTTCATAGGATCTATGGGCATTTTCTATGGCTCTGAGAGAATCCACATATGCTCTATTGGCATCTTCAACCGCTCGTAAAGAATCAGCATATGCCCTATGAGCATTTTCTATAGCTCTAAGAGAATTTTGGTAACTTCTTTCAGCTTGTATTACCCCTCTCTTAGCATCTTCCAATGAACGCTCAGCACGGATGGTGCTACGCTGGGCATCTTCGTAAGCTCGTTGAGCCGCTGCCACCGCCTTGGTAGCGTCCTCAAGTGCCTGCATAGCGTTCTTTGTATTCTGAACTGCCTGATCATATTCATTTTGGGCTTGGGCAGTAGCTTCCAAAGCCGAATTATAATCTCCCTGAGCCCAAATAGCAGTCTGCATAGAACGGAGGGAAGCGTCCATAGCCGCTAATTCCCTCTGGCGTCCTGCTGCTATAGCCGCATCCAACTTCTGTTGTAAATCAATGGACCTTTGAACGGCTGTGGCATACTCCGTTTCCGCTCTAATCATAGCTGCTAAAGCGGCATCTAACTCCCCTGTATCAACATCCAATCCCATATCAGAACGTACTTTAACGTTGTAAAAATCCGATATTGCTTTATCCAAGGCAGTTTTGGTCATATCTACTAATATTTTCGCGCCTTCTGCCTGAAGTCCTGCCAACTCTCTGGCCATATTTTGGTATTCTTCTATCAATTTCTCTTGAGCGGTATACAAAGCATCAGCGGAACCAGCCAACTTCATAAGGGCATCGAAAGCCTTTAACCCCGCTTCTGAAGAAAGATCCAGCCCCTCAATAAGTTTACGGAAGCCCTCCCTAGTATCAGGCAGGACTAGGTTTAATCCCGTATCTTTATTCAAATTGGTAAATCCTTCTTGAACACTCTTATACATCATAGCCCTCTTCTCTGAATCAGAGAAGAATTTATCAATATAGGTTGATATATTTTTGGTAAAGTTTTCTATTCCACCAGCCAGCTTGATCAACTCTTGAGAAAACTCTGCTATCTGCTCAATTGTTCCACTTCCTATAGCGAAGCCTATCATCCCAAGGGCTTCTTTCACTACTATTATTCCTTGAGCAACCCGAATAGAGATCGGAAGAGC